GTGTCAAGGACCGACCATGAATTTTACGCCGTATGTAACAGGAACGGCATCGGCACAGAAACCATATGAACCATACTATATGGACCCTGTATATGATATGAGGGACCTAGATGAGGACGGTTCATTAGACAACCCAGGAAATATTTTATATCACGTTCCGACAAGAACTGGACAGAAAGATAATTATAGTATCGGTATAGGATTCTCTGCCACATGGTCTAAACCATTGGACAAAGAACTACAACAACAGTGTAAGGATGCTGCTGCAGCAAATATTGCATTGATGAATCAAATGCATGCAAATAAAAGATTAGATTTTGAGATCGCGAGACTCAAGAATTGTGGTGAACTTTTACAGTCTGGAATTCGCTTCAAACCTGGTACACCATATGCATCTATATGTGCAGATGTACAGGTAGTAGCACCACCTTCACAGGTACAACCACACGTTCACTCTATTTCTTCCTCAGTTCCCTCTGCCACTTCCGACGTTCATAAACAGACTCAGCCTTAACCTTCTTTCCTAGTTTTTCTTTCACCTTTTTCAATACTTTTTTGACTGTTGGTTTGATTACCTTCAGTAAAAGGTCTGCAACAGGTTTCGCAAAGATAGCAGTTGAAGTTGCCACTACAGCAATCGTTGCTGTAGTCGTTACCATCTCTATTGGTGGTAGATATTTCTCAGTAAACGTTGGTTGTACACACCGTGGATCACTTGCTAACAGTTCTTTGTAATACTCACACTGTTCCTCCTTCTCCGTCACTGCTGTCACAGGCGGTGTGGTTTGTTTTGGCACCGAGTCTAGTGGTGGGGTTTCCGTTTGTGGTGGTGGTTGTTTTAACTTTGGTGGCGTCACTGGAGGACCCGTAAACTCTAGGTCATCCTTGTTGTAATCCATCGCATTAAACGAAGGCACACCAGCATCACAGTATACCTTGACACCTTTAGGGTCATTCTCTACAAGTTTATTGTTCTTCTCGTTATTTTGTTCGTGTGCCTCTACACAGCCAGGCATGTCTACAATAGGAACACCCACCTGCGATGTCACAGGTGGGTATACAGGGATCGCCTGTGGTGGATCTGATGTCAACCACTTAGGCACCGAAGGAATATCATTGATAACAGTTGCAGGTATGCCAATGTTACCTACATTCACCTCAGGTATTTCCATTAGCAATCATTAAATACTTGTCCTACTTGAGAACCCATTTCTGAACCTGCTTTCTGTCCTAGAAGCAGTGCCCATCCACCTGCTAACCATCCAATGTAAGGTACACCAGAGAGCGCAGGAACGGCAACACCAGCAGCGATAGCACTACCTGCCATTGCACCTTGTGATCGTGCTCCAGCGTCCGCCACGATGCACTCTACTTCTTTTGCAGACTTTCCCTGCTCTGTAGTCCCACCTCCCATGTTGCGGGTGCCATCCATGGTGTATTGATCTTGACGATACTCACTACGTTTCTCATGACTACCGCCAAACATTCCTTTCTTATCCTTATCAAGGATTAGAGATCTTTGGGATTCCAGAATAGCAGGATCGTTTGCTTTGTACTCAATCTTATATCCATCCTTATTTGCTTCAACTTTGTATGAAGAGTAAGGAGTTCCACTTGGAATGTTAATAGTAGGAACCTGAGGGATTTGAGGTTGTCTTGGTCTGTGGAATACATATCCAAGCAAACCAATATGTGCAAAGGCAACTACACCACCAACTGAAATGGCAGCAATCTTGAGTTTGTTCATGGCATTGTAGGCAGTGCAGGACCAGTTGCCTCAGGCATTGCGGGCATCTTAGAATCGATTAACCCAGGGAGAGCACCAGCGATTGCTTCAGTAGCAGCCTTGGTGATCTTTTCTATTGCTGATTCCCTTATGGAATCGCGTTGGATATACACATAGGTACCGCCACCGACGATACCTACAACACCAACGAATGACACTATAGCGAGTGCGTTAATTACTTTTTGCATTAGGTTGTTCCTCCTTTTTACCGATAGGTGGTGCTTTCTTTGGAGCAGATCCGTTCTTGGCAGGACTGAGGCCAAACGCAGCTAAACTTCCAGAAAACACCGAGGCGATGAACGTGGGATCAAAATCTAAAATCTTTTGACCGTTCGGCAAGCGAACGTATGAAAAAGTGAGAAGGGATGCAGACCAAATAAGGACTACAACTTTTACCAAATTACCAAGAACTTCACTTTTGTCTTCATCATCATGATCCTTCTCTACTTTTGGAGACTTATTGTCTTCCATATGTAGCAGAATCAAGGCAGAGGTATTTATGTAACCTCTACCGCCTGTTTCTTTTTACCGATATTATATTTACTTTCCAGAGTCCACTCACCCTTATCTTTGTAGGACAGAACTTTGATTTGATTGAGAGGTGCGAGTTCATCCTCCCCCAGTTCATCTACGATAGAGATTAGACCCCAGTCAGATAGTAGTTTTGATATTCTATTTCTACGTTGTAGATCATTCTCAGAAATATTCGTACTCTTTCCATCAAGAGCAAACAGTTCTTTGAAATGAACGATGTAATACTTTCCTTTCTTGTGCAGGATATGGCAAGACTGATAAAGTTTACGCTCCTTTCTAGATGCAACACCAATTCGTGTGAGCGTTTCGCGTACCTTCAAGAAATCATCTGGTTCGCGGAGGGTAACTTCCAACATCAAGTCTTGAGACCACTTGATCTCTTCACTCATCTCTTTCCTCCAGTATCGAGTTTCATTTTAATAACCTCAAGTTGTTCTCTTGTCAAAATACGCATGACTTGTTCCGCTTTTTCATAACTATAACCATAGTATTTCTTCACAAGTTCGATGTCGGAGTGAGACTCCTTCTTCTGCCAAGGAGAGAATCGCTTGGATTTCCTAACACTATGTATAAAATACTGGTATTGAAGATCGTTTTCTAAATGTGCCATACCATTCATCATGTTGGCATGCATACATGTGTCTAGGAAACCACTAAGACATTTATTAATTACATATGCTGGATACTTCTTCATCGCTCTCTCATCTGTAGAGAGATCACCCTGCTTTAGGTTGATGCTGTTGAGATAGTCTTTGAGTGGGTATTCATGCATAGAGCAAATCGATAGGAGTGGGTGGTTCTACGTCGTAGTTAGTAATTAGCAGTTCATTCTTTCTATTATTGCGGCGATGCTGCATGCCGTATGTGATCTTGAAGTTACGTTGATGGAAACCTTCAAACATATTTTCAATCTCATCCTTTACATTATAGGTTACCATCCAATTATGTGGACAGATCTTACATTTATCTGCAAAGAGATTGTGATCAAATCCTTTATGCAATCCTGCGTCAGTTCCGTACAAGTATGAGTTGATCATGTAGGGTGGATCAAGAAATACAAATACATCCTCACCAGGTGCAGACATACTATCAGCATAATCATCGTTTGTGATCTGCCAGTGCTGAATCATGTCTGAATATTCTTTCAATGCTTTGGCACCACGTACAGTAAAGTTCTGTCTGGATGCACTAGCAGAGAAAGCAGAGTTCTCGGTCAACCCGCTATAGCTACACTTGTTAAGAACCCAAAAAAGCACAGCTTTGCGAAAAGTGTCCGCCTCCCGAATCTCCTCCTTTGCACTGTTAAAGAGTTCTCGTGCCAGATCTTCAGTAGGGTGTTCCAGTTTAGTTGCCTGAAGAACATCAGACAGTTCATCACCATAATTTTGAAGTGTAATCCAAAAGTCATAAAGATATTCATACTTATCATTGACCCATACAGGGACATCAGGGAACTGTTTAGTGAATTCAATCGCCATGGATCCACCACCCAAGAACGGTTCACGATACTCCTGAACATTTTGGGGTATCCATTTCATCAGTTGAGGCGATACTCTGGACTTGCCGCCAGGATACCGCAGAGGAGTTTTTAGTTTGCTCATTCTCCATCAAACACACGGTTTACACCAATAACTTGTGCCGTAGGATTACGTGCTAGGGCAGTCTTCTTTGCATCAGCATAGTCTTTTGCATGTACTACCTCATCAAAGGTTTTACCTGCCACGTATAGTGTCACTTTACATTTCATGATACTTTAATCCTTGCCATAGGGTAGTCTTGAGCAGTGTTATTTACATCACCAGTAGGCATACTATTGAAGGACACTGCCCATCTGTCCTCACCATCATTTCCTTCAGAACTATGGAATAACCAACCAGGGAATAATATTAGTTTACCACGTTTTGCTGCGATTGTCTCCTCAGGATACCATCCATCATTGCGAAGCACTTCTAATGTATCAGTATTCCTAGATGTAACAGGATCATGAAAGATAGTAGAGACACCATCAGTCAAATACAAGACTCCAGAAACAGCAGACATAGGATGTCGGTGAATCGGATGCCCACCACCTGATCTTGCCTTAGAAAACACTGCCCACATAAGAGATAGAGTCAACTCATCACAATAGAGTTGATAGTGAACCATCCATCTGTTCAGACATTCCTGAATAAAATTACATACCTCTGTCCACTCAGGTCTGGTATGTAAATCTCCCCGAGAAGTGTATACTGTAGTGCCGAGATTGTGCATTCCCAACTCTTCATCATACAACAAATCAAGTGCTTGACCAACAATATGATCGGGGCACTTGAACTGCATAATTTCAACGGGAAACAGTTTGTGAATCCTATCAATATCTTCTAATTCAATCATAGGAAATTAGGACCATTATCTTTAGGCATAATAAGGATACCATTGACCTTACCAACAAGATCTTGGATACTATTATGCATGAGTCGGTATCCAGTTCCGACATAAATTTGACCAAGGCATACCGCTACAGTAGCAGCACCCCAGAAATAATAATAAAAACGTGACTTGATTTGCTTTTTCATTTTTCTTTCTTAGGATAATAAACTTCTACATAACTATCACACTTTGGACAATGGAGGTTGGTTACAAAACTGTAGTCCTCCTCCAACTCACAATCGTTATCACCACCCCAGATCAATTCTGTGTCACAATGCCAACATCTCATTTGAATTCACACCTCATCATAATTTCAGTTAGAAAACAAACAAGATTGATCTCATGATCCACAACAAATGCAGACTTATATTGATACTCACCAATAATTAGGACTGCTTCAGGAATACTTTTCGGTGACAGAAAGTCATAGACAGAATCATATACCTTTCGCATGATCTTAGTGGGTTCATTATCTAGGTTTTGAACAACCCACTTCTTCATGTTAGTGAATTCACGATTACGAAGGTAACCTACAAGATCTTGAATCTTTACATCAGATCCATTTGCAAGGACGCCAGCGTCAATCTGTCCCTTAGCAGAATACCTCTGCAATTCGTTGATTGTACGACGAAAATCAGGGAAATACTTCTTGACCAAGGCAGCAACCACCTTGGGTTCAAAGTCAACGTTCTCTGCAGTCAAGATCTCTTGGGTACGCTTGAAGAATGCACCTGCTAGGGCAGTCTTTTCGGAACCTTTGAGAGAGAAATCTACCACAGCACATCGAGAGTGCAGCGGTTCGATGATCTTGTTCTTGTAGTTGCAGGTAAAGATGAATCGACAGACCTTGTTGAACTCCTCCATACACGCCCTGAGGAGCAGTTGTACGTCTGGAGTGGTATTGTCTGCTTCATCAATAATGATGACCTTGTGACGCGCCTCAGAGGTCAGAGAGACGGTAGATGCAAACGCCTTTGCTTGATTCCTGACAGTATCCAGGAATCTACCCTCATCAGATCCATTGATAACCAGATAATCTGATCCCAATGCTTCACAAAGGGCTTTCGCAACCGTCGTTTTTCCAACACCAGCGGTGCCAGCAAGGAGGAGATTCGGGATCTCTCCTTGTTCTAGAAATCCTTCAAAGATTTCTTTAGTTGCATCAGGAAGGATGCATTCTTCAACAGTTTTAGGACGGTATTGTTCAACCCAGAGAAACATAATCAGGAAACAGAGTCAGGTTCAAGTGCAATAAAGTATTCAACTCCAAGATTTGTGCCCACAAAGTGTGCAACTTTCTTCTCAGAGATACGAACAGTATAGTCTACAGAGACATTAGATCGTTGTGCCTGTGACATAACCTTCAGGTTTTCTACCTTGAAGCAGAAACAGAAGTCACGGGAGTCTTCACCAACTTTGATCTCAAACGCATTGCTGGTGTCGTTCTTCTTGTCAGTGACAGAGAGAATCATGTCGCCATCCTTTGTGTAGAGACACAGGTCAGGCACCATGTACAGTTTAGCAGCACGTTCAATAGTCTGCAGGTTGTCAGAAGACAAATCAAACTGACAGAATACCTCAGGAAGATCAAACGGTTTGGTAGGAGGTGTAGTGATGATCTCAGGATCAGCGTAGAAGAAGGTGGTGCTAGAGCGACCACTCTTAGATCTCACACGGCACTTCTGATCATCGATTTCAAGTTCAGGATCCTGGATAAGGGAGATACCACCAAGGAATGTAGACAGATCATAGAATGCCATTTGGTGATCAAACTCTTCCTCAACCGTTGCCCGAGCAAGAATGTTCCTGTTAATAGAGATCGTAGAGATCTTGTTGCCAGGTTCAATAACAATAGACTTATTGATGTTGCTGAAGTTCTTCAGAAGATCAAATGTAGTCGGAGAAAATTTTGTGCTCATTGAGGATAGGTTTCAGTAGGTACGTCTTTTTGAGAGAAGTGCATCAATAGTACAGCATAGTGCATAATCTTGGTAATGTCCATCTTTGCTGTGCCTTTGCGATCATAACGTGACGCATACTTAAGAATATTTGATCTACAGAATGCTTCAGCGTCACCACAAGACTCGATCAGATCTAAGGTCTGAATCGAGTCGTCACCAGCAGAGTAATGCTGTTTGTAGGTTCCGATGATGTAATCACGAAGTTCGTTCATGATTACATCTTCATTGTATTTCATGGTCATGCCTCAATACTGTTATTAACATCGATGTCAGCGTCAATCTTATCATACAATTCGATGAATGACTGCTTAGTTTCCTCATCGAAACGATTGAGACACATCTTGATTGCCTTCACACGGTCGTTGAAGATCGAGAAAGCACGGATGATGTGTACGAGACGACGAGTAGAGATCACTTCATCAACACCACCTTCGTTGAAAGTTTTGCGGATGATGTCTGCCCAGTTTACGAGGTTCGTGATGAACGCATCGTCACAGCACTGCAACTCAGAGCAGTAATTGTGGAGCATTTTAGTCTCAACACTAACAGTAGGATATTCCTGCTCAAATGTCAAGGGGAAACGCTCAAGGAATGCTTCGTTAAGTACATTAGTACCAACGAACCTACCGTCGTCGGATCCTTTTCCTTTGGTATTTGCGGTAGCAACCACAGTGAAACCAGGAGCAGGTTGTACATACTTGCCGATCTTCTTCAGGAAGACACCCTTGCCTTCTAGAATGGACTGCAGGCAGAGAATTTTGTTACTTGCAAGGTCGATCTCGTCGAGCAAGAGTACAGATCCACGCTCAAGTGCTTCGATGACGGGACCATTATGCCATGCAGTATTCCCATCAACAAGCCTGAAACCACCCACCAAGTCATCTTCATCAGTTTCAATAGTGATGTTTACACGAATCAGTTCACGGTTCAGTTGTGCACATGCTTGCTCAACACCGAAGGTCTTACCGTTACCAGAGAGACCAGTGATGAAAATAGGGTAGAACAAATCAGACTTCAGGATTTTCTTGAGGTCCCTGAAGTTACCGAAGGGTACAAAATTGTTGTCAATAGAAGGAATCAAAGACTGCTTGTCCTGTTGAGCGTCGAGAGTGACAGTGTGCTCAAGTTGTTTGCGAACTTGCTGCACAGTGAGGTTCCACTTACCAATACCTTTCTTGAAATTCTTAAGGCGTTTCTTAACAGTTGCATAAGAACACTTGAAGTGGTCAGAGGCACCGAGCAGTTCTTGGGTGCCGACCTCTACGCCGTGCTTTTCTGTAAGGAATGTGATGAGGTCGTCGGTGGTGACTGGATGAGGTGCGAATGCCATGTGTTGTTTGTTTGTCGATGTACTTATTGTAATCGGTGATGACACATGTAGCACGTCACAGTGGACAGTTAGTCAACTGGATCAGTTGCCTCCTCGTCACGGTTCAATTCACCAGCAGTAATCGCCTGTGCTTCAAGATTTTCATACATGTATTGCATCGCAGACTGTGGAAGAGTTCTATCCCCACAAGTAAAAACATCACACACCGCCATCAACTTCTCTGGCCATGTATGAATGCTGATATGTGACTCTGCTAGTAGTGCTACAGCAGTCACACCTTGTGGATCAAATTTATGACTGGTCACGTCAAGCAGCGTTGCCTGTGCCATGACTGCAGCGTTCACCAATAGATTTCTGATATGTGCTTCATCATCTAGCAAGTGAAACTGACAACCTTTCAATGTAAACACTAGGTGTCTCAGGTGCATTGTCTCGGATCCAATCTGGTTTTCTCTCTGGTTTTCGTAAGTAATTGTCCTTCACCCATGGTTTACTGTTGACATACCGACGATATGCCTCAACTGAATCAATACTGTAATCTAACTTGAATTCATCTGGCATTGCCCTGACAAACGGAGAGTGTTTCTCTGGACATGCACCGTGCCACAAATGTGCAGCAATGCGTATGGCATTTTCTGCACCGTGTTCTTTACCGTACCTATATGTATATTCGTTACAAAGTCCTATACCGTGCTGCAGCAACCATGCAATGTTATGTTTGTTACTTGCTGCCCACTTTGTGCATGGGTGATTCTTGAATGCACCCTTCTTTGTGTTATATGGACTACCGTCTTTCCTGGGTAACTGAGCGATGTTGTGATAATGCGGACTGTAAATGATAGACAACATCTGTGCTGTCTCCAGTGGCATCTTTACAACATGTTTATCTGGCAACATTGTTGCTGCCAGATAGGGATCTTCATGCACTGCAAAGATATTCATTTACGAAATACCCCTGCTTTTGCTAGAAGGTATAGAGATAAGGAGGTCCAGAAGATGACCTCCAGTGCGATGTTGTTCATGCAATTTGTTTGATGAATGATGTGAGGACTTTCTTGTTTGCTGCCTTGCCCTTCAAAGTCTTCTTGAATGCAGACTTGATTTGTGACTTGGTTGCATCCTCTTGTACCTCAAATTCTACATCGTTGTCAAGTGCTGTAGCAGCAATTACATACAATTCGTTGTAACCACAGTCAGGAATGACTGCTGCCTTGTTCTTTTTGAACGATGCCTGAATAGGTTCGTACTTAGAAGAATTCCACTCAGTCCAGTGGCAGATAACTTTATGTGCCTCACGAGGAGCAGCGATACGGAAACCAACAACGTTGACGTTGGGGCACACATCGCGAACATAACTAATTAGTCCACGAGTCTGACGACTGTAATCATCAAGAGCAGGGTATGTGCGACCTCTGCGACGGAGACAATGCTTGTAACCAAGTGCAGAGTAGAAAGTCTGGTTGTATTCACCGTAAGCGGTGTTCACTCTGGTGATCCACTCACCTGCATTGTTTGACTCACCGTCAGACAGGATGACAACGTTGAGTTTTTCGACTGCAGAGTATGTCTGGAACCTCTTCTCAAGTGCAGGGATAGATGCGATGGCATCATTCAATGGAGTGCCACCAAGACCCATGCATGAAGGGATAGGAATGTCAACATGATTAGAACGCTCTTCCCAACTGAAACGACGAGACTCAAACTGCCTGCCGATACGGAAGAGATTACGAGCACTGGTCTCATATTCTGATGAACGCTCACGACTGCTGAGTAGATTAACCAGACGGAAAGTGTGGTGGAAAGCGTAGGTGTGATTTCTACGTGAAGTCAACTCAACTGAAGCATTATCAAGGAGTCCTCCCCACATTGGGTCATTCACAAAAGAGTAGACCTCGAATGGAATACCAACTTTTCTGCAGAAAGATGTGAGAGACAACAACTGTTTGATGGTGTCTTGAATAATACCACACATAGATCCAGACCAGTCAAGCAGGAAGATCAGACCATGATTCTTACCATCAGGAGTGCTGGTAACCTTCTTGAAGAGATCTTCGTTGTACTTATATGTGTGTAGTTTAGTGCAGTCAAGAACACCTGTACGAGAAACACTCTGGCGAGCATAAGATGCAGCAGATTTACGGCACTCAAACTCTTTTACAAGGTAGTTTACTTCACGGTTGCTAGACTCAACAAACTTACGGTATGCCTTATCGCATGGACCAAAGTTAATCTCGTCAGCACCGTTCTCCTTACGAGTTTCATTCTGCTCATTCCAGAATGTGCTGATGATTCTGGTTACATCTTTGTGGTCAACGATAGCAACGTCAAGGTTAGGATCGTCAATCTCAACGTAAGTAGGATTGTCCCAGGTATCTTTGCTGGCACTGTTCTCAAGGTTTTCCTGAAGTGCAGTATCGGTCTCTGCTTCTTCAATATTGTCTTGCTCAAAACTAGGAACGTCAAGTTGTGCCTCATCGTCCCAGGGATCGCCTCCTGTTTGCTCCTCAAGATCTTCTGAGGTGTTATCAGCATCAGCGTCCTCAGTCTCACCAGGACCATCGTCGCTGGTCACAGTGTCAACAGTCTGAGGTGCATCCTGTTCCTGAGGTGCCTTGCTCTCTTGCTCTTCCTTACGCTTTTGCTTCTCGTAATCATAGATCACACGAGCAGCGTCGATACAATCAGAGAATGTCTCTGCCTCTTCAACAAGGTCAACATACTGCTGCTCACCATCAGCAAAAGGAATCAAAGCATAGGTGCCGATCTTGAAGTGAAGGTTGATTCTGTCAATCAACTTGAGACGAGACAGGTCATTGTTCTGGACATTGAAGAAGTCACGCTCATGGAGGTGTTGATAACCTCTGTAAAAGGATTTTGTAAGACCAGGGAACTTTGCTTTCATCTTACGCTCAATGCGAGCATCCTCAGTTACGTTCACGTAAGACCTGGGGATGTCAGATGGTATTGCTTCCTGTTCTGTAGTAGGAGTGTAGAGTGCATGTCCTACCTCATGACCTACGAGAAGGTCGTAGGTGTCATTGTCAAGGTCTTTCCAGATAGGAAGGACCAATACGCGACGGTCTACGTCGAAAGATGCAGTCTCGCACACACGATGCTCGACCACGAGATTTTCGGAAGCGAGCAGTTTGGCAAGTGTTCCTTTGATCTCTTGTGTAATCATTTGTTGTATCCGTGTATATGTATATAATACACCCCCAGAGGCACCTGTGTGCTCCTGGGGGACGGTTTGTCAACTGTCACTACTCTAATCTAGACTTCTCCTCCATTTCAATGCGTTCTGCAACGATAATATCATAGAACAAATCAGCAAGTGTGACGGCATGCTCTGCTTTACTCATGTCTGGTTCCTTTTTGGCGTAAGCACTTAAGGCGTCATACATGACTTGGCAGTCTTCATAACCAATATCAATCTTTTCTCCTTCCCTCGCCATGTCCTAGGTACCTCTCTGGTTTTTGAATTGAGTCGATCATAAAATACGTGATAGGAGTGAGGATCAGAGCACCAAATATACAGGTTATAAGTGGTGTCTCCATCATCATTCCGACTATGTGGATCATTCTTCTGTCATGCGGGAAAAATCGTTCGGTTTATCGAAGGTCACAGTCCTTTCAAACTTATCAAGGAGGATTTCTCCTTTGTGACTGATGATAAACAAATTGGTTTTGTCACCAAGACCTTTTAGAATTTTGAATAGTTCGTCAGTTGCCGAACTATCAAGAGAAGAATCAAACACTTCATCAAGAATCAAAAGATTACAACTTGTACTGTTCTTTAGTTTGGCAATAGAACGCCAAGTGAACAATAAAGCAAGGTCAATCTTCTGTTTTTCGCCTTCTGAGAAGGATGCGTAGGAAAATACATCCCTGTAGCGCGACTTGATGACCTCTTTGAACTCTTCGTCAAGTGTAAAGTTGACAAAGAAGTCCATCTCGGATAGGTATTTATTGATTCTCTGGTTGATTGTTGGAATAAACTTGTTAATGATCTTGGTTTTGATGCCTCCATCCTTGAGCAAGTTGCCTACAACCTTTAGATTATCAAACCTACTAGCAATTTGAGAACAAGACTCCTGTTTTTCATCTCTTGTAGCAAGAAAACTGTTCAGACTATCACGTTCCTTATCAACATTGGGTGTACCTTTGTTGAGTTCTTCTTCAAGGTGATTAATCTCTTGATTGAGAGTATTCTCCTCGCGAAGCATAGAAGTAATGGTGTATCTTTTGTCGGTAATTTCGACTTGAATACGACCAGTCTCGGTAACTTTGTCGTTAACCTCTTCTATTTTAGATTTTAGATCTTTTAATGCAATATCATATTTGTTGATACGCTCATCTAGTATACCACGTTGCTCATTTTTCCAATCAGCATCAATATTCTGAGAGCATGTGGGACATTGATCATGATCTTTGTAAAACTTAAGATCTTTTTTGCCTTTGCGATAATTATAATTGATTTTACTCTGCAATTCTCTGAGTTTTTCCATCTCAGCACCGAGTTTACGATGACTCAACACCTGTGGTTCTAGTTCTACGATCCTTGCATCCAACGCTGCGACCTCATTTTTGATGGCAGACAGTCGTTGTTGGTTTGCTGCAATCTTTTCTCTCTTTTCTTGTGCATATTTACCAGACTGTGCCTCCAACTGCTCAATAAACCTAGTCTTCAGGTCAACTTCTTTCTGAGCGAGTTGTAACTGGTGATTACACTCGTTAATTTCTTCTTTGGTATCTTTCACACGATCTTTTAGGATCGCATTCATGCGCGAAAAGACTTGAATATCAAGGAGATCTTCGATAACTTCTCTTCGATGAGGAGCAGAGAGCTGCATAAAAGGCACAAAAGTGCTACTTCCAAGAATAACAACCTGAGTGAAAGACTTGTAGTTAAGTTTAAGTATTGATTGTTCAAGATATTTTTGATAGTCGTTATTCGCCGCATCCTGATCGATGAGTGATCCGTTTCTGTAGATCTCAAAGACATTGGGTTTGATCCCGCGTACTACTTTATAATGTACACTGCCGATCTTGAATTCGACCTCAACTACACATTCTTTTTCGTTTACACTGTTGACCAGTTGTCCTTTCTTAACCAAACGGAACGGTTTATTGAACAGACTAAAGCACAATGCATCAAGCATTGTAGACTTGCCAGCACCATTCCTACCAAGCACAAGAGTGGAAGGAGACTTTACCAGGTCCAATTCAATAAAGTTGTTGCCAGTTGAGAGAAAGTTTTTCCAACGCAACGTTTCAAATACAATCATGTAATGTCGTCTAAGTCTTCTTCAGGTGGTGGAACAAAAATGTCATCAGGGGTGATGACAGTGAAGTAGTAACCATGCATAGCACAGTTATCTTTTACAAGATCACTCTCAACCTCACTCACAGTCAGTGAGCGTCGGAATCCATTTGCTTCCAGGAGTGTATAATACCTGTCCGCATCGTCTTTGTCAACAAACATCGTAACCACCTGTCGTCCATCAGCGTCATCTTTGACAGCATAAACGCCACCAGTCTCGTTGTCGGTTAAAACAAACATTATTGCTGTGCCTCTAGGTAGAGTGATTTAAGTATAGCGAAGACATCTTCTTTATTGTCTAGATCAGACACACACCTTTCGAGTGTGGTAAGGGTGTCCTCAGTTTCAATAGCATCATCTACTTCACCAAGATCAACTGTAAGATCTTCTACAATCTTAAGGTCAGCACAACCAACTGTTTGCAACTTCTGGACTACCTGATCAAACTTAACTTGATCGGTTTTCTTTTCAACAATCAATTTAACGAAAGATCCCTTAAGGTTTTGAGGGAGTTTGATTTCTTGCGTGTCGTCGTAGTACACCTTCTGAAAGATGTCATACGGGTTCGGGAAGAAAGTCAGTTTCAAGGTATCTGTATTTAGTACATGAAACCCTCGCTTCTGGGCGTAATCACCCCAATAAAGTTGGTACGGATTACCGAGATAATTTACATTACCCCTGTTGGATTTCATATGAAAGTGTCCTGAACAGACCAGATCAAATTTGTCGAATTGACTTGGGTCGTCACCATGTTCCATGTAATGACCTGGAATTGCTTCAAAACCATTAAGCTCAAGATGCCCCATGCAGACAGTAGCATCACTTTCCTTAATAATATCTGTGGATCCGTCTCGATTTTCATCACATATCCAAGGCAGAAAGAGTATGTCACGACCACCAACAGTACGTTGGCAAGGTTCATCCACGACAGTGATGTTATCGTACTCGCTGAGTAGAAGTTCAGGTGCGTTAACACGTAGAGTGTTCTTGTAGTAAATGTCATGATTGCCTACAAGCATAGTCATGGTAACACCACGCTCCTGTAGAGGGGTGAACCACATTTCCTTTGCTGCATCTAGTGATGCAAAGTTGATGCTCTTACGTTTGTCAAAAGTATCGCCCAGTGCAATGACTTCGGTGATGCCATGCTTATCGATAAAGGGAATAACAACTTTAGAATAAAACTTGCGATACTTGTCAATGAATACTTGGTTGTCGTTGCGGACACCGAAGTGTTGATCAGTTATCAGAAGGACTTTCATATTCAATAACAATGCGTCGGGTCACTTTACCTTTATAGTCTACCACAGTTGTGTGTGAAACAGTACCACCGACAGAATCACTTAACTGTTTAATCAACTCATCACGGTCAGGAGATTTACCACACCAGTAGTTTTCCATGTAATGATCTGACATGTAACCCATTAGAGTTTACCTCCAACAACTCCACTATTTACCACACGAGTGTAGTCATCCAGAGTTCCATCCTGCAAGCACTTGAGATGCCAGCGAGACATGGTAATTACTGCTTCTTCACTAGCACCAGTCAAGAAGTTTGCACCCAGCGGTTCCTTTAGAACACTGGTGAACATACCGAATCTAGTCCTTTTAATATAAAAGGCGTCGTCAATCCAGATTGTATCTGGTGGGATCACTTTTTCCACTGTAGGATTAGGACCCAGAGTCGTTGCTAGAGTCGTCTTCTTTTGTGTCTTCTCCATTCTGTTTGTTAAATCCAAAGGGTCCAATTTTAGTAACAGCACGGTCACGCATTACCGCACCAGTGAGTGCTTCCATTACTTTTAGCACATCCTCTGCCCTTCCTTCAATGCGTTGGGCAACAAAATCATACTTTGCAAAGAAATCGTCGGCAACTTCTTTGTAGTCATCAACTGAAACTGGTTTGTCTTTCATAATTAATTACGCATGTTACTTTCAATACGATACTTAATGGAGTTCATATCTGCATGACTGTGATCTCCATCAGAATGGAAGACCTCATCAAATCCTTTCTTCTCGATAAGTTTGTCTTTGATGTCCATCTGCCTTTTCTCTTTAGAGATACGTCTTAGATATGCATAGTAGACGATTTGAGTAAAGTATGCGAATGGATTGGAAGACTTTGCTGGGTCAAAGTTATCAATATACTGAACACAATTCTCAATACCATCACCAATCATGTCATCTTTATACATGTAATTGATGAAGTTGGGTCTATAAGATAGGTGAGTAGCAATCTTTAGAAAGCACTCACCGATATACTCTGTTATTCTGGGTTTTTTCAGACCACGTTCTTTGGCGGTATGAACTCGTTTTCTATATTTGACGAGTTCTTCCAAGAATTTCTTGTTGTCAACGTAGTGCTGTTTTTTCTTCGGAGCCATAATTGCCATAAGAACTTTGCACCTGCATATTATTATAACAAAGCACAGGTGTTTTAGCAAGAGCTTGACAACTGTGCTTAATTTAATTACAATAACACTGTAAGGGTTCAGAAGAGAAGTTTTAGCTCTTATCTGAACTAGGTGCCTTGAATAGTTTTTCTAGGAAGGACTTAGCATTTGATACAGAACCAAGTGAACCCATGTTTTCGTTCACTTGTCTATAAAAAGGGTGCATATCATCCTTATCATCAATTCCTTCCTCAATCTTTAACCACTTTTTATAAGCGGCAATCCCGTTGGGACTCATAGGTGAGATACAAAGTATATCTTTTTCAGGAATAATATAAAAATCTTCGGCAGAAAAATATTGCCATTTGACAAGACCTACGCCAATACCAGACATACCATCTTTAGTAATCTCAACTGCTTTACTTCTAGCAGGATGTGTAATAAAAGCAATGGATGTCCCTGGTGACTCAACGTCATCAGTTACGATCAACTCCCCCATGATTTCTTCACCCTGGGAGAGTTTGATTACGCCGTAGAATTCTTTGTCGTGTTGAATGTAGTTAATCATGTTTTGAATCTAATTTTCGATACTTCATAATTAAACTTTTCCTCTGTGTATATCTTGATTCTTTCAACCAAATGTCTCAGAGTATAGTTTTGTCTTGATCCTCTAGAGCAATCATCGGCAATATCATATAGAACTGCCTGTGATTTATTTTCACCTTTACGCAATACTCGACCTATGGATTGTAGGTTTCGTACACGAGACTTTGAAGGGGAAGCGAAAATTATATTGTGGAGATTCCTAATATTAATACCAGTAGAGAAGGTCCCATAACTGGCAAGAATGATTGCGTTTGATTCTGTCTCACAGATCTGCCGCGCACGTTCTCTTTCGGATGTCTCAACGCCACCGTGGATATAGAAAACCTTGCGGTCTTCTGTTACACAGGTATTTAGCACTTCTAGAAGTGGGTCTCCGTGTTTTTCCACGTAGTTGAATAGGATGAGCGTGTTACCATCCAGGTCTTCTGCTAGTTTTGCAATGAACTTATTGCGCTTTGGATGTGATACAATGTAGTCCATCTCTTGCTGATAGTTATCGAATGGCACATAACCATGTTGCAGCAGCAAACAACGTACTCTCAGTTTTGTCAGCGTACCTGCTTTCATTAAGTCAGCGGTGTTTGTTACCTGGTTACATTTACCAAAGAGTCCTTCAAGAACCAGTTGATGTGTTTTCATCCCATCGAGTGTTCCTGTCAAACCAATGCGATACCTCGTATCATGACACTTCGTCAGGATACCAGTCAGTGATTTTGCCTTATAGAGGTGCGCTTCATCACCGATAACACAGTCAAAACGATTAAAGAACTTCTTAGGTTCCTTATAAATTGATTGCCAAGTGGATATAACAACAGGTTTCTCTACATATTTTTCTTTACCACCCATGATCTGATGGACATAATGATCTGCTGCCCATCCATAGTCTTTAAGATCTTGTGTGAGTTGTGTGACCAGTGACGTTGTGGGTACAATGATTAGAATTTCTCTCTTATATTGTAGATGCCATCTCAACAAACAATAGATGATCAGGGATTTTCCTGATCCTGTGGGCGAGAGTAGAAGTTTGCGATTGTTCTTAATCGCTGAGAATACTGCTTTGAGTTGGTAATCTCTGATCTTGAAAGGCAGATTGAGAGATCCAACAAACCCCGCAACACCCTCAGGTGTGATGAGAGGGTCGGTATCGGTTGGTTTTCCATAGTGTTCACTATCTTCTACGTTGTAAATATATCCTTTCTGCTTTAAGAAGTCTGTGACATACTCAAAAAGACCCGCGTATATCTCACCTGTTGCTGGTGAATATAAACGAATCTTTCCATCCCATACATGATTTCTATAGTGTGGCATATACTTTGCCCCTGGTACATCAAAGCAGAAATGATCTGCTAATTCCTGATGCACATGAGGTTCCGCGTGTACCTTGATATACACCTCATTCTTCTTAATGATTGTAGTCATCAAAAACCTGCTTCAAACTTCCTCAAATCAATGACGTTCTTGATTGTGTAACCTCGATTAGAGATCTGTCTTAGAACGCCCTCTATGTAATATAGGCAAGTTTCAAGGTAGTCAATTTTTTGTTTTGCTTTACACCAGTCATCATCAGCGTAGACGTATTTTTCTAGGTCGCCTTTGAGAACTTTGTGATCAAAAGGTTTTTCTTTATACACAGAGGCAGGTGCCTTACCTGCATAGTATTCAAACTTAAACTTAGTGACACGATTAAGATTCATCGTTGCGTCACTATGCATCAACTTGAATGTGCTATGATATGTCATCCAACGTTGATGTAAACCAGGCACAGCGAGTGCTTGATTAACCAAGTCATGTTCATCAATAGGAGCATCCTCCGCCCATTGCTCTTGGATGCGATCAAGGTTTAAGACTGCCATTATTCAAGTGCTGTATTACGTGATCCCTCCAGTGCTTGAATTTCGTAAGATCTATATCTAAACGTTACTGATGCAGCGGCATATTCTGTGCCATCTACAGTTGCATTAAAATCCAAAGCACTAAGAGATACAGGTATTATATCATAAAATACCACTTGGAAGTTGGATTTGAAGTTTGAGTTGAGGACTGTGAGAGTTGCATCAGCAAACTTTGTGTCACCACCCTCAGCGTTATATGAAAGTTTTGATTGCTTGTCTAGGAATGCCCTGCGTTCTGCAAAGTCATCAGGCACACCAAGACCTCTGATCCAGTTGTGTAGGATCAGGTAGTTCTCGATATTCTCATCCACCAGAAAATTCATAGTGAATGGATCATAACTGATGTTTCCATCAGTAGGAAGGGGTCTACCATAATAGGTAGGTTGTTCTACAATACCTAGATTAATCGCAGGGATATTTGCCGACTGCGATAGGTATGCAATCTTAGGATATTTTGCTAGAACAAACTTGAATCCAATAGGACTCAAGAAATTCTTATTCGCTATCTGTTTGTTCCAGCTTGCCACGTTGCTGTTCTGAAATGCTTCTAGTATTTATAGCAGCAAGATATGATTTGAATTGATCCACCACCAGTGACGCATCAGGATTACCCTGACTCACATAGGTATCGGAGAATTCATATACTGCTTGGGGATACTCGGGAAGATATTCTTTCAACATACGAAACACTTGATCTCGTAATGCCATCCTCGCATCTGAGTAACGCCAATCAGAGTTAGTCATCTTCATCTGGTTCATCCTCATAGGTCGATGGTTCATCAAAGAGTTCTTCCATTTTTACTTTCTGGATTCTCTTTGCCAACTCATGATAGTTTGCTTCTGGTGTCCTGTCAAACTTTAATGTCATAAGTCTTCCCGTGTCTCCTCTAAGTTCGTCGATTTCTGGGTGTCTCTTATATCCTGGTTTACAACTATAACCACATCGTTCATTGGTAATAAGGTATCCTTGTATCATCAGAGAGATTCCAATGAGTACAAATACTATCCAAGGTAACAGATAGATTATAGCGTTATTTTCAACCATGGTAGCAATGGTGGGATTACCCCTATGAGTCGGAGGAGACCTTCAGCAAACAAAGCCAAAACAACCCAACCGACACACATAGAAATGATTCCAGCATTACGGTTGTGTCTACGAATTGCATCATCGATCATCTCCTGAACTCTTTCCTCAGTTACATGGTCCTTCTCACAACTCATAGTCGATACTCCTGCATCATTTCTAATACTCTATTGAGCATGGTGTGAGCACCGTCGTGCCAGTCTCCGTTGCGGGCAGACCAGGATCCGTCGTAGAGTTCGTTCTTGAGTTTAAGAACTCGTACGTTAAATTCTTTTTTGGTCAAGGTGTTCCTTGGCATATAGGGTATCTCTATACTACCACTATTTAATAAAAAAGGCGACCCGTAGGTCGCCTGATGATACTCGTATGTGAGTAATTGATCACATGAGGTTGTCAACCAGTGTACGTCTGTAGTAACGGTTGGCGTTAGCAGTAAGAGCGCCGCTACCCTGAGTAGTTCCCTCAGCGAATGGGTTTGCAACCATTCCGTAGCGAGTCTTGAAGCCAATTTTCGGTTGGAATGTATCCTGACCGACGGCACGTACCATCTGGAGAGGCACGTAAGGGCAGTAGAACAGACCAGCGTCATAGGCAGAAGAACCCTTGTAACCAGCAACGTAGAAGTGACGGTCACTTACGTT